AGAGGGCTTTCGTTATTCCCAATGAGACCACGACCCCCTTTTGATTAAAAAAGCACGAAAAATACTTGACAAACGAACAGGCGTGTGGTATTATAATTATAGAAACAAGGAAACCTAGTAAATATAAGGAGGGAAAAAAATAATGAATGAAAAGTATCAATTATTTTATGACACATTTAAACAAGACATTGAGTTAGGGAAGTATGATAAAGCTTTAGTAGCTTTCATAATGCAAATGGGCAGGATATCAGCCTATTTAGAGTTATCAGACTTTACAGATGTAGAGCGAGATAATGAAGAAAACAGACTACGTGAATTATATGCTTGTTGGGAAAAAAGATACTATGAAAAGGAGGAATAAAAATGAAGATTAAATATGACGAAAAAATATGGGATAGCTTTGGTAAGGAACTTTGTGATATTATGAAGTCTAGCACTGTTGATGGCTTTATTGATTATTTAAAAGATAAAGCAAATGAGACATTGCACACAACATTATCATTAGACGATAAATTATTTGACGTGATTGTATATTTTATCGAAGATGCGTCTGCACATATTAGTAATATTTTTATTGTAACAAGTGATGGTAGATTATATTGTAAGAAATTTGTATGTGAGAAATTAGAGTTTGTTAATAATAGTATAGATGATTTATGTTAAAAAGGAGGTATAAAAAATGAACGAAGAAATTAATAGAGTTAAAGTCGTTGTAATTAATTCTAATACAGGGCATATAGTTAGAAGTGAGGCGTTATACACAGACGAATCCTTATTAACAATAGTGCAGAGGTATAGCACTAAAGATTCTATTATTACGGCTTCAATAGATAATACTTGTTATTGTTTTTATATTAAAGATGAATTATATATATTTAGTACAAGTATTAGTGTAGAATTAATTGAATTTTTTAAAGATGTGTTAGGGGGTTTATATGATAATGCTAGAGATAGTTTTCATATTCAATGGGGCAGAGTAGCAACATTATGTCAACAAATTAATGACGTAGACTATAGTAAATATGAGGTTATTTTAAATTCTATAGACAATATATGGGGAACAAGATATTATTCAAGATTTTTAAGGAGAGGTAAAAATGATTAAATACAGATTACATAATATCACAGATTTTGGTGTAGAAATACACGACTTTCACACTGAAAACTCACTAAACAACTACATAGCCTTATTTGTAGACGAACCCTACTGGGTAGAAAATTTGTATACTAATAAAAACATTTATGTGGGTTTTGATGGAGAAGCCTATACCATTGATACTAAGGGAAATAAAGACTATATAGAGACATTTCAAAATCATAAAATCGATTCAGATAATGTTTCACGTGAAACATTGCATGAAACCCCTACAGAATGGATAGCAAGGCATACAACTACAGAAGAAAAAGAGCCATTTACCAAATTAGAAAAAATATCATCTTTTTTGGGAATCTTATCGGTTATAATTATGGCAACATTTTTACTATATCTTTTCTTATCTTCTGTATCATTCATAGCAGAGCACTTTTCAGATTTCACATGGAAAGTATTTAATATTTTATAAGGAGGAAAATTATGGCAAAATTAACAAATCAATTATTGCGCTATAAAGTAATGTTTACAAAAGGTGGCACAGGCGGATACACCGCCCGTGTCATGCTTCCAAAAGAAGCGGTTAAAGACTTAGATATCCATGCAGGTGATTATATCGAATATACCCGCGTCCCTCACGGCTTACTATTAAGAAAAGTGCAAAAGGAGGGTGACTAAAAGATGGCGAATAAGCATATAAAAAAGAAGAAAACAAAAGCGGAGACTATTCAAAAAGAATATGCTCACGAATACACTAAATATCTAGCTCGTGTTAGAAATCAACAGAAACAAGGTGTACAAGTAAAGATAATTAAGCGAGTAAAAAATCCAACGCAAGTTTCAATGGATAGAATTAAAAAGCAGACTGCAAAAGAAATACGAAAAAATGCAACGGTTGTTGATATGCTTACTGGCGAGGTTATAACTTCTAAAGAATATGGACGTAAACACGCTCTTGAAAGAAACAGAGTTTTTATAAAATTAACTCCGCAAGAGCAGGAATATGCTAGAATACAAGGTTATACTACGGTTGAAGAATTGAAAAAGCTACAAAGGACGGGTATAATAGTTATTGAAACAGCACCTGTATTAGACTATGAAGCTATTATTGATTCGTGGTACGATTCTTTAGAAAGTTTTGTACCAAAAACAGCGAGTTACCTTAGAGAAAAAACAGATGCTTTACTGGCTAATGCGTCAGATAAAGAAAGAGCGTTATTTGCTTATACATACGCAAAAGAACCCGAAGCATTTCCAACAGAGCCATATATGGACAAAGCTACGGTTGATGCCGTGTTTTGGAATATTTTGCGAAGAATGGGTGTTCTTAGTTCTACAGAAGATTTTCAAGAATTTCTACAGGAACAAGATATTGTTATTGAGAATGAATAAAAAGAGGTGAGTGTAAATGCCACGAAAAAAACAAATAACCTTTTGGGCTTGTGACTTTGAGACAACGGTATGGGGTGAAAAAGTAGAGCAAGAAAAAGGTAAAAAACAAGATAGTACAGAAGTTTGGTCTGGTGCTGACGTGGCTTTATATGATGAAACCGAAAATGTAACAATAACCCATTCTATAAGAGATTTTTTAAATAGATTTTTAACAATGAAAGGCAATAATATATTATACTTTCATAACCTTGCATTTGATGGCTCTTTTATAGTTGATTTTCTATTAAGAGAGGGTTGGAAATGGGTACATTGTAAAGATAAAGAAATGAGGACAAAAGAATTTCAAACATGCATATCTGATATGGGGTCATGGTATTGGATTAAACTTAAGTGGAATAAGACCTTTTTAGAAATTCGTAATTCATTAAAGCTTATGCCATCATCATTAAAAAATATCGGAAAATCATTTGGTACAAAACATCAAAAATTAGATATGGAATACGAGGGCGAAAGATATTCCTATTGTGATATATCTGAAAGTGAGAAGAAATATATTGAAAATGATGTACTAGTGTTAAAAGAAGCCTTAGAAATGATGTTTAATGAAAAGCATGATAAACTAACTATAGGTTCATGTTGTTTATCTGAATTTAAAGGGTTTTATGACGGTAAACAATATGATAAGTTATTCCCCGATATTCGAGAGGATTATTTAGACGAATCAATTACAGGCGTTTGGAATCAGTGGGACTATGTTCACAAGTCATATCATGGTGGATGGTGCTATGTAAACCCTCAATACGCACATACGGTGGTAGGCGATGGATTGGCATATGATGTAAATTCTCTTTATCCGTCCATGATGCATAGTATCAGTGGCAATAAATACCCGTTCGGTCACGGGGAATACCATAGGGGAGCGCCACCCGATGAACTTATAACTTCTACTAATAAATATTTTTTTATACGCTTCAATTGCCGTTTTCAGCTCAAAAAAGGCGCGTTTCCATGGCTACATATTAGACAGAGTGCATTATACAAAGCGAATGAAAATCTATATAGCTCGAACGTCAGATATAAGGGTGAATATTATCGGTATTATCGCGATATTGATGGACAGATGCATGATACAAATATCACACTCACTATGACTTGTACCGACTGGGAATTGTTTAAGGAAACTTACGATATTTTTGATTTGATTATATACGATTATGTGTGGTTCTATGCGAGACAAGGCTTTTTTGATGATTATATAAATAAATACGGAGAAGAGAAAAGAACTTCAAAAGGATTCAAGAGACAAAAAGCGAAACTTTTTTTGAATAATCTTTACGGGAAATTTGCCATGTCAGACAATTCATCTTATAAAGAGCCTTATCTTGACGACGACGGTATCATTAGATTTATTCTGCATGAAGAGCATGAAAAGAAAGTAGGCTATATCCCTATTGGTAGCGCTATTACATCATATGCCATGAATTTTACAATTCGTCACGCTATGGCTAATTATGACCGCTTTTGTTATGCAGATACAGATTCGATTCATTTGATTGGGCTTGATAAAGCGAATAAGGTTATAGAGCACCCAACAGATTTTTGCTGTTGGAAATGCGAAAGCACGTTCGATTTTGCATATTATGAGCGCCAAAAGACTTATGCAGAACATATCATAGAAGAAAATCATGTCCCTTGTGAGCCTTATCTTGATATTAAAGCTTGTGGAATGAGTAGCCAAGCTAAGCGCAAATTTATTGAAGAAGAAAAGGATATATCTGAGTTATCTACAGGCCTTAGCATGGATAGTTGTAACTTAAAAGCAGAGCGCGTGAAAGGTGGGGTTGTATTAAGAAATAAAGACTTTAAAATTCACGCACAAAAAGATAAAAAAATTATAATATAATGCTTGACTATATTTAGTTGTTGTGTTATTATAATAGTGTAATAAATAACACATATTACATTGCAATTCACACTCAAAGAAAACAGAAAAAAGGAGGAAAAAAGATGTTTACAAGGACATTAGTTACAGCGGAGGTATCTGTAGAAAGAATCTACAAAGACAAGGAGACAGGGGTAATCAAGAAAGATTGCTTTGACGAGAAATTACCAAATTGCAAGACAAGAGATAAAGCGGAAATCTTGATTGAAAAGCAGTACAAAGGGGACATTGTTTCCATTTTAGACATTAAGTTTAAACTGGAAAAACGCGCAATGACGGACGAACAGTTTTTATTAAATTCAGATGTTAAGAGCGAGAAAATTGTAACCGAATCAGAATTACAGGAAATGAAAAAGGAAGATTAGTAGTAAAACAGGAGGTAAAGAATTATGGTAGAAATCAAAGAAATGAGTAGAGAGTTTACAAAGGTTGAGAAGTATCTTATGACCACAGCACCAGATATTGAGCCATTAAAGAATATTGATGATGGAGAATCTATCCCAATTGACGGATATCTTATCTTTGATGATATCAAAGATAACGGAGATGTGCAGGAGATTGTAAGTATTATTACGCCGGATAAGAAAGTGTATTCTGGACAGTCTGCAACCTTTAGACAGTCTTTGAAAGACATTGAAAGTGTCATGGAGGGAGAAAAATTCTCTATCATTAAAATTAGCGGAAAGACAAAAGCAGGACGCGATTATATCAATTGTACCTTAGACGTATCAAATTTATAATATGATGCCGTGAGAATACCATTTTAATTCTCTTCTTCTAAAGGGGTGGCTATATGCCACCTCTTTTATAAAATAAATGCTTCACGTGAAACATGAATGGAGGTGCTAAAATGATTGATGATGGTTATTATCATTGTGAGCGATTATTAACTTTAAAAGATAAAAATGGGAAAACACCCGATATATATATTGTCGATGGTAATAGAACAGCTGGGAAAAGTTATTCTATTAAATGTAGACAAGTTTCCGATTTTTTAAAAGATAAATACAGACCCGAAAATCAGTTCATTTATTTATATCGGAATGTCATTGATATGACAGAATGTGCAGATACATATTTTGGTGATATCGCGGAAGCATTTGACGGTTATGTTATGACTGAAAAGCGCTTGATGCGAGGTTCATTAGTACAGTTATTTATCAATGAAGAGCCATGCGGTTATTGTTTGGCTTTAAATGTCGCAAGAAAATATAAAAAAATGCGTGGACTTTTTGTCAATATACGCTCTATATTTTTTGATGAGTATCAAGACGAAGATAATATATATTTGTCAAATGAAGTGAATAAGTTATTATCTTTATGCACCACAATCAGTTCCGGTCATGGTAAACAGCATAGAAGAGTGGTGTTATATATGTCCTCAAATACAGTATCACTATTAAATCCTTATTATAAGGAGTTTGGTATCAACAAAATGTTAAAAAAAGACACAAAATTTTTACGGGGCGATGGTTGGGTGTTTGAGCGAACTTACAATGAAAATGCATCAACAGCATATCAAGAAAGTGGTATTGCACGAGCTTTTAAAAATGCTAGTTATAATGCGTATGCAAGTGAAAATAAATATCTAAACGATAATGAATGTTTAATTGGTAAGCCAAGTGGAAAATCACGTTATATTTGTACAATTAAATTTAATGATAGCCTGTATAATGTCAGAAAATATGATGCTTGTCTATATGTATCAACAGGTGCAGACGATAGTTTTCCAACGAAAATATGCTTTACAAAAACTGATGTCATAGACAATACGACTATTCGTGTCAATTCAACACATTATATCGTTACGATGCTACGGGAATACTTTAACAGAGGTTTGCTTTTATTTGAAAATTTGGAATGTAAGAACATGATATTTGATGTCATATCTTTTTAATGTTTCACGTGAAACATTGACATTTTAACTGATATATGTTATTATAATGATGTACCCAAAATAATACGAGCATTGTAATTGATATACACGCACATAGACAAGCAGTCTGATATCAATTTTTTGGTTTTGCGTTCCCTTTGATTCGATTATTTTGTAACGTACAACATGTTTCACGTGGACAATGTTTCACGTGAAACATTTTTTATTTACAAACAAATCTATTTGTGTTATGATAGAAAAAAGGAGGTGATATCATGGCAAATGAAGTTATCACATTAATTAATAGTTTAGGACTTCCGACCGTGGTTGCGTGTGCGTCCATGTGGTATGTAAAGTACAGGGAGGACAAAAACGACCAAAAAATTGAAAAAATGACGGAAGAACACAAGGAAGAAATGACAGATATTACGAACGCGCTAAATAATAATACGTTAGCACTACAACGTATCTGTGACATTTTTGATAGTAAGGAGGACATGGAACATGAGTAAAAAAGCTGTAGATATCTCATATCATAACGGTGTCATTGATTTTGAGAGATTAAAAAACGCTGTCGATTATGTAATTATTCGATGCGGATACGGGCAAGACATGGCATCGCAAGACGATAAACAATGGAGTCGAAACGCCAGTGAATGTGAACGGTTGGGTATTCCATATGGAGTATATTTTTATTCCTACGCAAAAACCACAGCTAGAATCGAGGGTGAAATCAATCATTGTCTTAGATTGTTACAAGGACACACACCTAATCTACCTGTCTTTTTTGACAGCGAAGAAAAAGGGACACAAAGAGTAGCAAAGCACAACGCAAAGCGCTTTTGTGATGCAATGCTAACGCATGGATATAAAGCAGGAATCTACGCTAGTAAATCATGGTTTGAGAGTTATATCGGTGAAACATGGGGATATGATTTGTGGATAGCTAGATACTCGAATGTGTTAGGTGTAGATAATGTTGATATTTGGCAGTATTCTAGTAACGGGTCTGTTGATGGTATTAACGGAAGATGTGATGTGAACCACGTTTACAAAGACTACGGAGTTTCAAGTGCTACACCTACTACACCGCCTCCGTCTACTAGTCACTCAAAACCAAGAAATGAATTGATTGCTTTAGGGCAACAGCACGCCATTAATTTTACAGGTGTTCAAATTGCTGTTGACGGTATTGTTGGAAGAAACACTAAAAGAATGGCGGTTCGTGTAGTGCAGAGAGCTATGAACAAGGACTATGGCTATACCATTGCAGAAGATGGTATTGTCGGCAAAAAAACAAGAGCAAAAGCAGGAAAACATTATGTAAAAAGAGGTGAAACTCAGTATCTTGTGACAGCTCTTGAAATCTTATGTTTATTACAGGGAAAAGACCCGAACGGAGTCGAATGCCCTGGGACATTTGGCGGAGGACTGGCACGTGCTTGTGGAACTGAATTCGTTTACGCAAAAGATATGTTGTATATGCTTTAATTTTTATTCACGTGGAACAAAATGTTTCACGTGAAACATTTTAAGGAGGTAAGTAAAATATGCCAAATATCAATGTAGCGTATCAGTGGGCGGTCAACGCTTGCAATGCTCCTAATATCGGATATTCTCAGCAATACCGAAGAGGGCAGACCGTGAACGGTATTACTTATTATGACTGTAGCTCTTTTATTTCAAAAGCACTTACAGAAGGTGAGTTCTTTTCAGTGAATCCATGGTTCACCACAAGAACAGAGGAGGGATATCTATTACAGGCAGGATTTAAAGAGATTAGTATCAATGAGGCTTGGCAGGCAGGGGACATTGTATGGCGTAGTGGTCATACAGAAATGGTGTATAGTGGGAACGGCGTTGGGGGTGGCGGTGTCACTATGGGAGCGCACAGTGGGCGTTATCCATTACCCGAGCAGGTCAGCATTAATACATATGTTTCCAAACCGTCCGCATGGACAAAGATATATCGTTACGGCGACAGTGCAGGAATGCCCCTTGAATGGATTCATGGAAACCGTTATCTTACAGAAGATGAGATGAAAAACAATGCTTATGTTTTCTATAGTACCATGTTTTTCAAAGATTTCACTTTGAACGCCATTGCAGGAATGTTGGGGAATATGGAGATAGAATCTAATATCAACCCTGAATTATGGCAGTCCTTAAAAGAGGGGAACTATAATGGTGGCTATGGTCTTGTACAGTGGACACCAGCTACAGTCTATACAGATTGGGCGAACGCTCACGGGTACGATATCACAGATGGTTATTATCAATGTGTTTGGCTTGATGAAGAAACTGTAAGTAGTGGACAATGGATAGAAACAATAAAATATCCAGTATCATGGGAAGAGTTTCGAAAGTCCACAAAAGAACCCGATTATCTCGCGTCTGTATTTTTAAAAAATTTTGAGCGTGCAGGAGTTGAAAAAGAAGAGGAAAGAAAAAAGAACGCGTTAAAATGGTATGCGTATTTACAGACATTATCGCCATACCCAGTACACCCACATGGAAAAAAGAAAAAAATGCCTCTTTACTTTTTCTTTCCGTGGTGATATAATAAAAAGCGTAAAAGGGTGACACTAAATATAAGGAGGTAAAAAATTATATGGATTTTAATGAAGCTTTAAACGAATTAATTGACGCGGTTGCTGACGTTGAAGAACACGGAGACGCGATTGAGGTCTTACAGAATTATGAGAGTGAAAGAAGCGGTGAAACTGACAGCGAATGGAAAGATAAGTATCTCAAACTCGAAGCCGACTACAAAAAACGCTTTAAGGAACGCATGAAAGAGTCAGCCACTAATGCAGACAACGAAGAAAAGAAAGACGAAACAGAAGAAAAAATTACCGTCGAAGATTTAGACTTTGATGGTAAGACAGAATAAAGGGGGTTTTAATTAATGGCAGATGCAACGAATAAAAATATTTTAAAAGCGGTAAAGCAGGAGCTTTCTTTTGAAGTACAGAATCATTTACCTGTAGAAGTCTCAGACAATTTACAGACTGTCTATGATAACATTCTGAATTTTGCACCAGTGCGAAATGAAATTGTACCATCTTTGATTAATCGTATCGGTATGCAGACCGTAGACAGTATTGCGTGGAGAAATCCGTTAGCAAGGTTCAAAAAAGAACCAATGCGTTATGGAGAGACACATGAAGAAACATATGTAAATATGTGTAAAGGTCATGTGTATGATTCACAGGCAGATTTTAAATATGCGTTTCAACAGTACCAGTCTTACATCATGAGCGTATTCCACAATGTCAATCTTGAAATTCAGTACCCAGTTACGGTCACATATGATAATCTAAGAAAAGCTTTTACCAGTGAGTACGGTATTCGCGATATGATTATGGCAAAGATGGAAAGTGCTATCACTGGGGCGAACTGGGACGAGTATCTCGCTATGCGTGATTTAATTAATGTGGGGTATGAAAAAGAGGTACTTCCGGCAGTGACTGTTGACGCGATTGTAGATGAAGCATCAGCGAAAAAGTTATTGATTGAGGTAAAGCGAGCTGTCGGAGAGTTTGGCTTCCCATTACCGGAAAACAACCCAGCAGGAGCAACGTCACACGCTATGCCAACGAACTTGATTTGGATTACAACACCGGAAGTTAACGCACAGATTAGTGTTGATGCTTTAGCGTATGCGTTCCATATGGACAAAGCAGACGTGGCAGTTCAGACCGTGATTGTAGACAAGTTTGCAAACAGCGCGATTCAGGGCGTTCTCTGTGACGTGCGATTCTTTAACGTGCGCGACCAGTTCAAAGACATGACTGACCAACGGTTGGCAAATGTGTTAAGTTGGAACTACTTCTACACACAAGTGGAAATGGTGAGCGCAAGTCCGTTCTATCCAATTCGAGTATTTACAACGGATACTGTCGTTGAAAAACCAACTTTAGGTGTCACGGCAGGAACTTACACAGCAGGACAGACACAGGAAGTAGAGGTAACTGTGACAGGTGGTGCGGGCACATATCACCAGAATTTGGTGACTCTTGAAGTTGACAGCGGTGCAACCTCAGCAAAGACTTACGTTATCCCAGGGACACATTTACTTCATACGGGAGCGGACGAGACAGGAACGATTGTGTTGAAAGCAATCTACAGACCGGACGAGACTATCACAAAGACGGCAAGTTTTACAAAAGCGTGATAATTAACGGAGGTGTTTATCTATGATAAATTTACCAACACAAGGAGGGGTTGCACCACGCAACCCCGAAACAAAATTAAGATTATACAGTGGTGTACCATGGTCGGATGAATACGAACATGTTAGACTCTACAACTCAAAAGAGGACTTATTGAACCATTTAGAGTCTTACCGAAAACATATTAACGGGGTTGATTTATCACACCTTGCCCCGATTCGAATCGGAAACTATGATATCCGCGTGCCGTTCACAGAGATGAAAGCACTCAATCTTAATTATTTAGCTTTTCAGAATAGTGGGATTTCTAATGAATGGGTATTTTGCTTCATTGATTCGATTGAGTGGCTATCCGAAAAAACAACTAGAATTAATTTTTCTTTAGATGTTTTTCAGAATAACTTTTACGATGCAAATATTAAGCCTTGCTTTGTAGAATATCATCATATCCCAAGAAACGCTGATGGTATAGGAGTAAATCTAACACCTGTAAACATAGAAACAGGTGAAACGATTGTGTCACGTCATAAAAAATTAGACTTGACACCAACAGAGTGTTGCGCCTTTGTCACAAGAGGAACAGCGGAACAAAGTTGGTTTGAGGGTCGAGTAGAAAATGGTGTGTACTGTTGGGGGAGCATCGGTCATTATGATGTAACCACAGACGAGGGACTAAAAGGAATTAACACACTGTTAGAAGATTATAACAATCAAGGCGCACAAGATGCCGTCGTAGGATTGTTCATGTCTCCAAAATTATGTACACTTGCTCTAGGAGGGAAAGAAATCAAGCCTAAAATAACAAGTATGCAGATATCTGACAATGTTTTTGAGGGTTATAAACCAAAAAATAAAAAGTTATACTCCTACCCATGGCTATTCTGTCTAGCTGACAACAATCAAGGGAACACACATATATATAGATATGAATACAGTTACAACCGAGATAAATCTCTCGAATTTGACAGCTACGGGACAATCGCAACATTGCCACAAGTTCTCACAGCACCTAAAAACTATAAGACGCGCGAAGAATTAGGGCATGGACTAATGAATGAAGCGCTTATTAACTCCTCTTTTCCAATGTGTTCGTTCTCCTCTGACACATATCGCGCATGGCTAGCTCAAAACAAAAGTTCTATAGCCCTATCACAAGTCCATACTGCCATTGATGCTACCATAGGGACAGGCACAGCGATAGCAGGGTTAGCAGGAGGAAGTTTACAGGGAGGGCTTAATGGACTAGGTAAAACAACGAACGCTTTTTGGGACGCTCTTGGAATGTTAGCAAATCAGACAGACAGAGCCAGAAACGCTGGGGTTACACATGGAAAAGCTTTGTCAGAAAATGTATTGACAGGTATCAAAGAGTGTGGCGTTGACTTCTACGAGATGTCATGTAAAAGGCAATTTGCAGAAATGGCAGACAGTTTTTTTGAACAGTTCGGGTATCCAATTAATAAAATCGCTACCCCTTATTTACACTCAAGAGCCTATTGGAATTACGTAAAGACATCTCATTGCGGATTTACTGGTGATATTGATTTAGACCAATTGAAAAAATTGAGAAATATATTTGACAATGGCGTGACTTTGTGGCATACTGATGATATAGGGAATTACGGGTTATTAAATAACTAAAAGGAGGTGTATATAAGTGAAAAATCCGTTACGAGTTTTCGAACGAAATATCAATAAAAAGAAAAACAGTGATTTTGAAATAATAAAATCTATCTTTTTTTATGATATTTTCGATATCTTTGTAAACAGGTACAAATGGAATAATCTACCAAAAGAAATTTTACCGATGTACATTGAACAAACCTTATTTTGGCACGGTTTGGGTGTATTCATCAAGGACAATATTGCAGGGTATGCATTCATGAATGTTTCATTATCGGGTTTACCGGATATTTATAATATCCCTCAAGACAGAATCGCTTATACTGCAAATGGGTATATTGAAGAATACGGCAAAGAAAATAGTTGTATCTTATGGAATAATTATTCAACTATGCCGTATTACTATAAAGCATTAATGTATGCAGATGCTATGGCGAATACATGGAATACAAAGGGTATTAATATGTATGCACAGCGTACACCTGTTGTTCTTTCTTCTTCCGATAATGAAAAATTAAGCTTTGAAGTTTTAGGAGAAATGTACGATAATTATTTACCTGTATTAAAAGTTTCTGATTCGCTAAACTTGAAAGACATCAAAGCACTGAACATGGGCGCACCTTACATTGTGGACAAATGCGAACAGGAATTGAGAGATTTATGGTCACAGGTATTAACATCTTTAGGGTATGAAAGTAACCCCGTAGAAAAAGGCGAACGCCTTGTAACAGGTGAGACTGCTGGAAATAACGGACAGGTAGAAGCAAATCGAAACGTAGGACTGACGTTAAGAAGAAGATGTGCAAATGCTATCAATGACTTATGGGGTCTAAATGTGACAGTTGATTTCAATAGTGAATTGCCTACCATGTTAAATGGATATATCCCTGACAAGTATATGCAAAAAGGAAAAGAGGGTGATGAAATTGAGTAAATACACTACCACTGTAAAAGACATTTGCGAAAGTTTTGTTCCGCCACAAGAACTGTGGAGTATGGACTTATCTGTACAAAGAATCATTGACAAAACACAAGGAAAATTTTTTGATTTTGATTTTCCTTTTTACTCAGAGGATAGAAAAGACCTGTATACTTTTAAAACATATTTTTTACTTAGATATTGGAATAATTATATAGGGTTTGAAACTCTAGGAATGTGGAAAACTGCTTTTATAGCAAAAATGTATGAATTGACACCATATTATACAAAACTGTATAATGCAATTCAAAACGATAACCCTTTTACAAATATATATGTAACATTCACAGAAGCAGAAAAAGAAAATGAAAAAACAACAACTAACTCAACAGATGCAGGAGAAAGCAAAGTAAAAAATAACCAAAACTATCAGAATATTGACAGCGACAACCCTCAAGTGACAGTTGCAACACAAGATTATGCAAGTGCTATGAGCAGAGGAGAAACTGTTAATGATACCACAACAAGCGCAAAAAATAATCATGCAGGAAACGACAACAAAGACAGCAAAAGAGACAGAGAAACAAAAGAAACAGGACTAAGAGGGAAATCAACGAGTGAAGCAATAGCAGAATATCGCGAGCAGATACAAAATATCAATAGAGAACTTGTGGAAGCTTGTCGCGATTTATTCATGAAAGTTTGGTAAAAAGGAGGTGAAATACATGGCAAATGAATTAAAGCCTTTAATTCCTTTACTTTGTTGTGATGTTCCGAGTGTGTACAGTAATAAACAGAGTTATTATGAATGTTTATGCTATATTGGGTATAAAGTAAACGAGTGCATTGACGCTATCAACGGGTTTACTGATGCATATAAGCAATATACAGACGAAAAAATTGCAGGGTTGAAAGCCTATATTGACGGTCTTAACACTGATATCTATAAGCACATTGAAGAAGTAGAAAAAAATATCCGAGAGGATATGAACGCTAAAGACACTGAGCTTGATGAAAAAATCAATAAAGTGCAAACAAATCTTCTTAATAAAATCAGTGCATTAAATATATTGATATATGACTTAAATAATGAAACACGCGCGCATATCGATACAGAGGTAAAAAAACTCTATGATTATATCAATGACTATATCCCAAACAATATGGAAGTGTTAAACCCTGTCAAGGGATATCGTACAAGTTTAAATCAAGCGTTAGCCGATATGTATGATAATTTACGTTATTATGCTTTAACATGTAACGAGTTTGATTCATTAAATTTAACGTGTGCAGAGTTTGACAGTTTATTGATTAACTGCTCAGAGTTTGATTTATATGGCGCAAAAAGATTCCGTGTTGATAGTAACTTATATATGCATGACCCTTTTAGTGGAAAATATGTATTTTATCAAGATGTTATTTATAAACTCGCGGAGTTGCACTTTAATAACCCTATCACAGCTAGCGAATTTGACGCTTTATTATTAACTGTAACAGGGTTTGAAGCTAAAGCACTAAGTGCTTATATCTTCGATAGTAACGCTAAAACAGCATTAAAATTATAAATTAAGGAGGACAAAAAATTATGAGTTCAACAAACAAAACAACTTACTATGAGTTAAGTCAGTATATTGGGACTGACAAGCCGACATATTTAGGTGATTATAACTCTGATATGTCTAAAATTGACGCTGGTATTCATGGGGCAGATGATAAAGCTACTACAGCTTCACAAAATGCAGGTAGCGCAATTGCTAGAGTTGGTGTAGTAGAAAAAACAGTGGAGACGCAAACACAAAGCATAACAACTTTACAAACTAATGTCTCTGGGTTACAGGAAAGCGTAAAAAACGCACAATCAACAGCAAGTGAAGCATCGACAAAAGCCGATAGCGCACAGCAAGCAGCCAACTCAGCTTTATTAACTGCAAATAATAATAAAGCCAGATTAGATGGCGCAAACTGGATAATTGCAAATGCTGTCACACAAATCGGAAACACAGGACAGGTGATAAAAGTGGGTTTCAATAAATTATTAAATTTATTATCTATCTGCGGAGAAATAGTAAGCTCAACTCCTTTATCCTTTAGTGCAGGACAGATTTTCTTCACAATTCCTAGTAATATTATGAGTGAATTAAACTTAGATTCTACTGTTCGTATTGTTGGTGGCTTATTTATGAATTACACAGCAAATTTGCCTAGTGGTACAGCTGCGTTAACAAAAAGTGATGCTTTTAAAATTTCACCAAACGGAAATGTTGTAGCTTCAAACAACACAGTCGGAACAACTTTCATGGATTTTAACACATTAATTAACCCAAATTTAATCTAATAATTGATGTTAATTCGTGTAATAAAAACAGTCCTATCATTGGACTGTTTTTATTTTTTCGTGCTTTTTTAATCAAAAGGGGGTCGTGGTCTCATTGGGAATAACGAAAGCCCTCT